TGAAAACCGCAGCCGTAGTGACTGTGACCAATGGCAAGCGTCCTTGGGAGCTTTCAAATTGCGTTGCTTCCATTAAAGCGCAAACTTACCCTGATGTTCACCATTACATTTTGTGTGATGACGATTGGGATATTTTTTTATCGTTAACTAAAAAGTATTCTGATGCCAACTGCAATGTGTGTTACTGGGATGGAAGAATTGGTGGTCGCGGCTATGCTGGACAACGCTGGCTGGCCGCCGCGCCCCAACTGGTGACTGAGGATGTCACCTTCTTTTGCAACGATGACGATTGGTACGAGCCAAACCATGTAGAGTCAATCATGGCAAAGATTGAAGACGGCAACGATTGGGCGCACTCCTTTCGCAGAATCAATGACGAAGAAGGCAACTTTATGTGCCTAGACAACTGTGAGGCTTTGGGTGAGGCAGCCCAAATCTGGAATATGCCAGGTCATCATTTTGTGGACTGGTGTATGTGGGGTATGAAAACCGATCTGCTCAAACAAATTGCCATTATCCTAAACCGACCAGACCCACAAGCTGACAGGCACTTCTATAACGCCGCTAGAGAGGTCTTTCCCAAATTTGAAGCTACGGGTCAGCACACCTTTAATTTTCGCCTTGGCGGCACTTGTGGCGTGAAACGAGAATATTTTGACATGGGTAACCTAGAGATGCTGCGCCGCTTTAACGGAAAATTACCTTGGATTACGCATGAGTAAGTTTAATCTTGCCCACTTTTATGAGTTTTGCAAAACCCTTCAAATTGAAACCAAGGAAAAGGGTCTGGTTCGTATGGATCAGCTGCTTGGTACACAGACCTATGTCATGGACGAAATTGCCAAAGGTCTTGAAGAAGGCATCCACTTTTTTGTAGTTTTAAAAGGACGACAACTTGGAATCACCACAATCTCCCTCGCACTTGACCTCTACTGGCACTTCCTCAACCCAGGGCTTCAAGGAACGCTTACAACAGATACGGAAGAGAACCGAGATATGTTCCGATCCACCATTGGCATGTATATGGACGGTCTCCCCAAGAAGTACAAAGTCCCGATCCTTACTCACAACCGAAATGCTCTTGCCCTCAAAAACCGCAGTCGTCTCTTTTATCAAGTCGCTGGGCTTAGAGCGAAAGGATCTTTGGGTCGCGGTAAGGGTATTACCTTCCTCCACGGAACTGAAACATCATCGTGGGGTGATGAAGAAGGACTTGCTTCTCTCTTGGCTTCCCTAGCGGAAACCAACCCAGACCGACTGTACATCTTTGAATCGACTGCCCGTGGCTTCAATATGTTTCACGACATGTATGCCACCGCCAAACGCTCTAGAACTCAGAAGGCAATCTTCTGCGGTTGGTGGCGTAATGAGCTTTACATGGCTGATCCTGAGAGCAGCGTGTACAAAACCTATTGGGATGGCAAATTAACCAGCGAAGAAAAAGAATGGGTCAGAGACATCAAAAAACTGTACCAATTTGAAATCAATTCTCGTCAAATTGCGTGGTGGCGTTGGAAGATGACCGAGGGCATGAAAGATGATAGCCTGATGTATCAGGAGTTCCCGCCTACCGAGGACTACGCCTTTGTAATGACGGGAACATCGTTCTTCTCTAATTCGAGGTGTACAGATGCCGTTAAAAGACTTAAAAAGCGTTCATTTGATTCTTACCGCTATAGCTTTGGGGCTAATTTCCAAGATACTGAGGTTCTTAAGTCCACAGAAAGGCTGGCCACGCTCAAGGTTTGGGAAGAGCCTGTGGATACTGCTTATTATGTTATCGGTGCTGATCCCGCTTACGGATCTTCTGATTGGGCAGACCGATTTTGTATCCAAGTGTTTCGTTGCTACGCAGACGGACTTGAACAAGTGGCTTCGTTTGCAACAAGCGAATTAAACACCTACCAGTTTGCTTGGATCATCGCTCACCTAGCGGGCGCGTACAAGAACTCTACCCTTAACCTAGAGATCAATGGTCCAGGACAAGCGGTCATCAACGAGTTGCGTAACCTAAAGCGTCAAGCAGCCTCTATGGGTACGGCTTTAGGAAAAGACCTTTTAGATGTGTACGGCAATATGCAGAACTACATTTGGCGCAGAAACGACACTTTGGGTGGCGTGTCCAATTCGATTGGTTGGATGACAACGGCTGCTACCAAAGAGCGGATGCTTACTTACATGAAAGATTACTTTGAGCGCGGCATGATGGACATCTGGGACATGGACACCATTGAAGAAATGAAGACCACCATTCGTGATGGCGGGTCTATCGAAGCGTCTGGTCGTAACAAAGATGACCGCGTAATTGCCTGTGCCTTAGCTTGTGCTGCCTTTGCTGAACAAGTCCAGCCGCGCCTGATTGCACAAAAGATTACCCGTACCATTTCCAAATCGCAAGATGACTTTACTCCAGANCAGTTGACAGTAGGCCGCAATGTATCTGACTATCTCAAAAGGATAGGAGTGTATGGAAAATAAACGGGTTTACCCTAAGTCCGAATTAAAACGGATTATTAAACGGTTCTTNCAAGACAAGAATCGCGGTATTTCTATTGCGTTGTTTGCCGAGCTTGCTGGCGTTTCCCATTTGTATTTGCGCGACATATTCCTATATGAGACAGAGCCACTTAGCGAGACTGTCCAGCGCAGAGTGGATAAAGCGTATAAGGCATGGATTAAAGGTGAAGTTGCCATTATGCAAAACCGAGATACCAGCAAATTTGTGCAATATCGCAAGGAAGCCAAGCCTGTAATGCAACGCAGTACGGGGTTGGAACTGGTTAATGGGCAGTTCAAAGTCAGCGTGGGAGTCAAGCCCAAGTATGACTACTCTGTTTTAACACTTGACGAACAGTTGAAAAGGGGATAGAAATGGCAGTAATAAATGATTACAAGTGTCCAAAACACGGATACTTTGAAGCTCGTAAACCGCAATGTCCAATGAAGGATTGCCATGAAGAAGTTATGGTCGTATTTTTGCAAGCACCTAATCTCATTAGTGCGAAAACCACCTTTACCGATAAGTCAACCAAGCAACTCGCAATCGAATTTGCTATGTCCGACATCAAAACCACCAGAGAAGGTGAAAACCAAAGCGGCTACCTCACCCGCAAAAACAAGTTCACCGAAAAAGAGTACAAAGACGCCGAAAAGTACGCCACCCGCAAGCGTGGCAACAAAGACAAAATTAAACCAGTTCCCCCTGTCGAAACGCCAAAAGAAAGCCGCGCTGGTGACTCCGCGATCTGGGGCGGTGGATTCCAAGGCATGAATCTGCAATCTGTTCTAGCGGGTCGTTTTGCTAAACCAGTACGAGATGAACAAGTGGGCTTGACACCGAGCCAAGCTGGGATTAAAACAGGACCTGTAACCGATCCTATGAGTACAATGAGAGATCCCGACAACTTACAGATTAAAAAATGAGAATACCTACAGGCGAAGACAGAGAGGATTTCTATTTAGACATCATTCAAAAGTGTATGGTGTCACGGGAAGAAAGGCGCGGAGACTACACCACTCTGCGTTCTTTTTATCTGTTTGGTAATGATCCAGAGTCTCCACCAGCATATTTCAATAAGATTCACCCTCACTTAGATCAGCTGACCAGCTTTTTATATTCAGCTGAAACCACCAGATTTTCCATCGCGTTAGGCGCATCTGTGAATACCGCAGAGCAGCGCAAGTCTCCAGCATTAACCCAAGCCCTCAATGATGAGTGGCTCAACTCCAATGCAGACCAAGTCTTTTCAACCGCGTTAACCTGGTCGTTGGTTTACAACACAACCTTTATCAAGCTGGTTTACAAGAACGGTATTCATCCGTACATGATTGAACCTTCCGCTATTGGTGTGTTGCGCGAAGATACCCCTTATACAGACAGGCAAGAAGCTCTTGTCCAAACTTACTACATTACCAAGTCCGAGCTATACGCCCGTCTGTATTCCCATCCAAAACGCGATTCCATTGTGTCTCGCGTTACTACAGGCACAAAAGTGTCTGAATCGGACATTCCTGATGCCGTAAACCGCATTGTGATGAGCCAGACTAACCCTACCATCTACGGTAATGTAAACATGGACTTGTACGGCATGAATCGCTACAAGTCTAAAGTTGCCGAAGATACGGTTGAAATGACTGAGCTATGGGTGTGGAACGATGACACCGAGGATTATCAAGTGGTCACTATGGCCGCGCCCGATGTCATCATTTACGATAGACCTGGAGCATCCGTGTTCCTTAAAGGTGAATGTCCGTTTATTCAAATTTGTCCAAACCCTTTATACGATTATTACTGGGGTGCATCTGAGTGCCAACAGCTTATCTTGCTTCAACAGCTGCGCAACACCCGTATGACCGAGGTTTTAGACCTTTTATCAAAGCAAGTATCACCACCAACGGCATTTAGCGGCTTCTCAGGCATTACAGATGAGAAATATTTTGCTATGCAACGCGCTGGCTCAATGATTGCCACCGATATGCCAGGAGCAAAGGTCGATCGCCTAGCACCAGAGATGCCACCCGATTTATTTGAGGTGATTCACGAAATTGATGCAATGTTCTCCGAAGTGTCGGGCATTTCCAATGTATTGAGCGGAAAAGGCGAGGCGGGTGTTCGATCTACGGGTCATGCCAGCCAATTAGCTCGTCTGGGTAGCTCACGCGCTAAAAAACGCGCCCTGATTGTGGAAGACAGTTTGGAAAAGGTAGCAACTTTGTATCTTAAGATGATGCAAGCCTATGACGACACGCACTTTCGCGATACAGACGATGTGCCGTTTATTGCAGAACAATTTAGTAAAGATTTTGTGGTTAAAGTGGATGCCCACAGTAATAGCCCAATCTTTACCGAAGATTTAAAACAACTTGCATTTAATTTGTTTAAAGCGCAAGCTATTGATAAAGAAACGCTGATAGACTTGGTAGAACCACCAATGAAACAGTTGATTAAAGATAAATTAAAGAAACGCGAAAAGGAACAGGCAGCCAACCCGCAGCCAGCTCCTAAAGAAAAGAAAGAACCGAAAGGCGAATAATGGCAAACAAAGAGAAAAAAGAAGAAAAAAAACCTCAAAAATATACTGGTCCTCGAAAATATCGTGGTGAAGGTAAGAAAAGAGGAAGAATAACTTAATGGCGCAAGGTAATGTACAACCCAAGGCAGATCAGCCAAGAGTAACTACCGAATCTCTCAAGCGTAGTGAGGGAAGTCCAAATTTGCAGTATCGTGTTCAAGGAATTA